GACCTGCTGGATCTGGTACGCCAGGACAAGGTAATCCAGGTGGAGCAGGTGGAGGTCAACCAAATTATAAAGCTGCTGGAGGAGGTGGAGCAGGAGGTGCTGGAGGAACTTCTCCTGGTCCTACTGTTGCAGGAAATGGTGGAAGTGGTTTAGCAAATTCAATTACAGGAAGTCCAGTAACTTATGCTGGAGGAGGTGGAGGAAGTAATCAAAATACGAATGCTCAACCTGGATCAGGTGGAGTAGGTGGACCAGGAGGAGGTGGAAGTGGAACAGCTGCACCAGCTCCTAGAAAATCTGCACCTTCTATAGCAGGAACTGCTAATACAGGTGGTGGTGGAGGCGGAGGTTTCTGTAGTGTAAGTCCTTTAGGCCCTAAAGCTGGAGCAGGAGGAGGATCAGGTATTGTTATTTTAAGAGGTCCTGGTTCTGCTAATATTTCAGCGTCTCCAGGAACAAACACAGTTACAACATTACCGGCACCAGCTGGAGGTTGTAAAGTTGCGACATTCACGGTTTCTGGAACGCTTACAGTTAGCTAATAATTCATCTACTTGACAAATATTCTATAAATTTATATATAGGATTTAGAAATGAACTTACAGAATTATTATTATTATTTTCAAAGCGCACTGACGCCTAGATTTTGTGATGAATTAATTAAATATGGAATATCACAACAAGAGCAATTAGCTTTAACAGGTGGACAAACTAATAAAGTTAATAAAGGTGAAAATTTAAACGATGACGATATAATAGATTTAAAAAAGAAAAGAGATTCAAATATTGTTTGGTTAAATGATAGATGGATCTACAAAGAAATTCAACCATATATACATCAAGCAAATAGATTAGCTGGTTGGAATTTTGATTGGGATTTTTCTGAATCATGTCAATTTACAAAATATAAATTAAACCAGCATTATGATTGGCATTGTGATTCTTGGGAAGCTCCTTATGCAAATCAAGATAATAAAGATACATTTGGAAAAATTAGAAAATTATCTGTTACATGTTCTTTATCAGCACCAGAAGATTATGAAGGTGGTGAATTAGAATTTGATTTCAGAAATATGGATCCTGATAAACCAACAATTAGGAAGTGCGCCGAAATTAAACCGAGAGGAAGTATAGTAGTATTTCCATCTCACGTTTGGCATAGAGTTAAACCAGTAACGAAAGGAACAAGATATTCATTGGTTATTTGGAACCTTGGATATCCATTTAGATAATGGCAAAAACAGATCAATTAAATTCATCAATATATTTTTCAACACCAGTATATTCTATTGAAATACCTGAATGGGTAGATCACGTAGATAAAGTTTGTGATAAATATATTAAAGCAGCTAAAGAAAATAATAAAAAAAATATTAAACAACGTGAAAAAGAATTAGGTAAAAAAGTAGGTGATTTTTCAATGTCTCACCATTCTACATCTTTAGTTGGTGATCCAGATTTAAAAGAATTTCAAGAATATATTGGTTCAACTTCATGGAATGTTTTAGATCATATGGGTTATGATTTAACTAATTATGAATTATTTTGGACTGAATTTTGGGTACAACAATTTGCAGAAAAAGGCGCTGGTCATCATACTCCTCATACACATTATGATAATCATATTAGTGGTTTTTATTTTTTAAGATGTTCAGATAAAACATCTTTACCAGTATTTCATGATCCACGACCAGGTAAACTTATGACACAATTACCGCTTAAGAATGAAAAAGAAATTACGTTAGGAACTGATAAAATACATTATAAACCTAAACCAGGTACAATGATATTTATTCCAGCGTATTTAACACATGAATATATCGTTGATGCAGGACTTGAAGATTTCAGATTTATTCATTTTAACTTACAAGCTGTAAGAAGAATGATTACAGACACTGTAAGAAAACAAGCAACTGAACAAACAAACTGTTAAGGAGAAAAAATGAGCTTTAAGAAAAATAAATACACAGTAATTAAAGGAGCAATATCAGAAGATCTTGCAAAGTTTTGTTATGATTACTTCATGATGAAAAGACAAGTTGCAAGAACTATGTTTGATACAAAGTATATAAGTCAATTTACAGAATACTTTGGTGTATGGAATGATCAACAAGTTCCAGAAACCTATTCACACTATTCTGATATCGTAATGGAAACTTTACTTGTTAAACTTCTTCCAATCATGGAAAAAGAAACAGGATTAAAATTAAATACAAATTATTCATACGCTAGAATTTATAAAAAAGGAGATGTGTTACATCGCCATAAAGATAGATTCTCATGTGAAATATCTACAACTATGCATTTAGGTGGTGGTTGTTGGCCAATCTATTTAGAACCAGATGCATCACAAGGTGGTGTAGATGAAAAGACTGGTAAATACAAACCATCAAAATCTAAAGGTGTTAAAGTATTATTAGAACCTGGAGATATGTTAGTTTACAGAGGAAATGAATTAGAACATTGGAGAGATAAATTAACTTTTGATGACTGTGGTCAAGTATTCTTACATTACAATAATGTTGAAACTAAAGGATCTAAAGAAAATATATACGATCGTAGACCTCATTTAGGACTTCCAGCTTGGTTTAAAAAGTGATATAGAACCTCTTTACTAGAGGTTTTATGCCGATAAATAAATTACAATTTAGACCAGGAATAGATAAGCAAAATACACAATACGGAGCCGAAGGTGGCTGGGTTGATTGTGATATGGTGCGCTTTAGGTATGGTGTTCCTGAAAAGATAGGTGGATGGGAACCAGCCGTTGGTAATAACCTAATAGGCGTTGCGCGAGACATTCACACTTATACAGATTTAGCGGGTGACTCTTTAGCTGCAATAGGAACTGATAGAAAACTATATTTATATTACGATAACAACTTTTACGACATTACACCTTTATCAACAACTATCCCCGCTGTGTTCTCCTTTACTTCCGGAACGACGATCGTGGATGTTACAGCAACAGCAAGTGGAGCTGTAGCTGGAGACTTTGTTACATTTTCAGGAGTTACAGGAGTTAGTGTTGTAAATATTACAAACTCTAATATGTCTCAAGAATTTGAGATTCAAGAGATTAAATCAGCTAATACATTTACAATAGATGTTGGATCTATTGCAACACCAGGAGCTGTTACAACTTCTGGATCAGCAAGTGGCGCTGCATTTCAAATAAATGTAGGAACAGATGTTACAACCGTTGGTAACGGATGGGGAGCCGGGGCTTGGGGATTTTCAACTTGGAATACACCAAGACCATCAGGAGTTATTACAGCTAATCCTAGAGTATGGAAGATAGATAACTTTGGTGAAGATATATTAGCAACTATTGTTGGTGGTAAAACTTATTACTTTGATACATCAGCATTTTTACCTTCAAGAAATACTAGAGCTACATTATTAAGTAATGCTCCAACACAATCTAATTATATGACCGTATCTCCAAGAGATAGACATGTAATATTCTTTGGTACACAAACAACACCAGGTGTAACAGCGACTTATGATCCAATGGCAGTGTTATTTGGATCGCAAGAATCATTAACTGATTTTACACCTAATGCAGTTAATACAGCAGGATTTCAAAGATTATCTTCAGGAAACCAAATAGTAACTGCGGTTCCAACAAGAGGAGATATATTAATTTTAACTAATACATCCGCACATTCAATGCAGTTTGTGGGTCCACCATTTACATTCTCATTTAAACAAATTGGTACAAACTGTGGTGCTCTTGGAATTCATTCAGCTGTAGAAGCGGAGAACGTTGTTTATTGGATGTCGGATGGAGCATTCTATCTGTTTGACGGGGTTGTGAAGGAAATACCATGTTCAGTGCAAGATTATGTATTTCAAGATGTTAATCCAGATGAACACTCTACAATTTATGCTGGTGTTAATTTAGAGTTTTCAGAAGTGAATTGGTTCTATGCATCAGGGGATTCAACATTAATAGATAAAGTAGTGACTTATAATTATCTTGAAAAAGTATGGACTATTGGAACTTTAGCTAGAACTACTTGGGCTTCTAAAGACGTATTTGCTAATCCACTTGCAACTAAATATATGCCAAACTCTACAACACTTGCTCAACCTACAGTTATTGGTTTAACAGCAGGAGTGTCTACTTTATACGATCAAGAAAAAGGAACGAATGATAATACAGATCCAATAGTTGCTTATATCACTTCAGGAGATGTTGATATTGTAGACGGAGATAATTCAATGTTTATAAAAAGATATATTCCAGATATGAAAAATCAACAAGGTCCAGTTAATATACAATTTTTAGTAAGACAATATCCAGGATCAACTCAAACTGTTGCATCTAGTACACTTGCATATTCTACAACAACTAAAGTGGACATGCGCGCGCGTGGACGTCAAGTTGCAGTTAAAATTATAAGTTCAGATGTTGATGCTAAATGGAGATTTGGAACTCTTCGTATAGATGGTCAACAGGATGGTTTAAGATAATGGCAAAACTAGATCAACCCAGATTAGCGAACGCTACACCTTTATATAGCCAACAACAGATGGATCAAATTATTAGAACACTAGAGCAGATGGTTCTACAATTAAACAATACCTTTACACAAGATGTACAAGATATAGCTGAAGCTCAAACTTGGTTTATGTCTGGAAGGAATGGCTGTTAATGAGTCTTTGTAACAATGTAAATATTGGTAATGGTGAGTTAGTTACTTTTGGTGGTAATAATTTAGATGCATTTGGAAGATTAAGAGTAT